CATTACGACTCAGTTAAAGACTTTATCGCCTACGGAGCTATCTATAGGACAGTGCTCGAAGCAGTCCAAGACCAAAATTTTGAATGGAAGGAATAATGTTTAACTTAGACAATTATGAAACAGTAGAATCGAGATTGGAAAAATGGCATGAGAAATACCCTGATAATCGTATCGAGACTGAACTCATTGAAGCGACTGAAAAGCGGTTCGTTGTATTCGCCAAGATCTTTAAGACTGAAGCAGATCCTAAGCCATGTGCAACTGGGCTCGCATTTGAGGTCATTACGGAGAAGGGTGTTAATAGCACATCTGCATTGGAGAATTGTGAAACTTCAGCGATCGGTCGTGCGCTCGCAAATGCTGGTTTCGCAGCTAAAGGCAAACGCGCTTCGAGAGAGGAAATGGCTAAGGTAAATAATGCCGAGCCAAATCAATACGAAAAAAAATTACAAGAAAGGCGATACGGAGCGCCAGGAACTAAATCAGCAGCGATTGAGGATGCTTTAAGAGCTTCATTTGCAGTAGAGAACAAAGTCGATGATCCTCAACAATGGTCATTAGGTGAAGCTGTTGATGCGATTGGTAAATCAACACCAAATCCACCGCCTGAGTGTGAGCATGGGATGATCTTGAAGCAAGGCGTATCTAAGGGCGGTAAGCCATATTATGGATATGTTTGCAAGGGATCTAACAAAGATCACGCTATCTGGGCAAAGATGACAACCAATGGCAATTGGTTCTTTCAAGGTGGTGAGTGATGGGATACATAGCCTTTATCAATGGCAAAGGACTTCAAGTTGTATTGGATGATAATGGTGTGCATCTTGAGGAATCAATTATCAAATGCGAAGCGTGCGACGATGATCGAGTGTTTAAGGATGGCACATGTTTTAGATGCCATGAATTGATTAATCGTGACTAGTTTCAAATGTAATGGCTGCGCTCGCAAGACTGAGTTCCTATGGCTTGATGCAATTGACATGCCTGATGGTTTCAAAACTTACCAATGCATGAGTTGTGGCGCTGTGGGAGTGAAAAACATAACTGAGCAGATAGATCGAATACCGGACACAAAGATCAGCAGGTGTGCTAGTTGTGGGGCTTGGCAGTTTGAAGCTAAACCCTGTCATACTTGCTTATTGATTGGAGAATATGATGCCAACATATGAATACAGCTGTAAAGAATGCGGAACTTACGGATCAGTCCATCGAACCTACAAAGAGGATGATGGCGGTATGAATTGTCCTAAGTGTGGGCTAGACATGACAAGGATCTACTCAACAGTAGGGTTAGTCTTTAAGGGCGAAGGATGGGCTGGTAAAACTAAATGACCGAAGCAGGTTATGTAGATACTTGGCTCGAACAAGATGATTACAGATACAGTTGCAAGATCTATGTGATGTAGATCATAGTCCACATAGTGAGATGGTATAGACAATCTAGGCTAAGAGAGGTTGCTTTAATATGATACGCTCTAGGCAAGTATTTGCCCTAAAGGCAAAAACGCGAGCCCGTAAGGCTCAGCTCGCGAGGTGCTGGCTAGTCGGGGGAGCTCTGTTTGTTTTACAAACCTTTGCATTAGATACAGCTAAATCTCAAGAACTTAAGGTTAATACATTAAAACAAATTACATTCCATAAGATGGATTATTCATTTAAAGAGTTCTATTGTTTAGATGAGTTATTACATAAAGAATCAAGATGGAACTACAAAGCCAAGAATCCTAAGTCAAGTGCATTTGGTTTATTTCAAATGATAGGCAATAAAGAGCAAGATCCTATTAAACAGATTGATAAAGGATTACGCTATATTGAGCATAGGTATTCTGGTTCAGCTTGCAAGGCGCTCGCTCATCATAAACTTAAAGGATGGTATTGATGTCTAAGTCTGCAATAGGAACTAGACAATGGAATGACAAGATCAGACCACGCATACTTGCAAGGGATAACAATACTTGCTTCTATTGTGGACAATACGGAGATACTGTAGATCATTTAATTCCCAGAAGGCTGGAAGGTAATGATAGTGATGATAATTTAGTTTGTGCCTGTCGTAAATGTAATTATTCGAAGGGTGGGCGCTTTTTTGTGAGCCGACGGAGACCACCGACCCCCATTTCCTTTTCTAACCCACAAAACACCTCGATCGCTCACGATCAGACCGGATCGCTTTGAACAATTTTGAAAAAGAATTGATCGACTCGATTCAGGCTCAATCAGAATTAGGAGGTGTGCAAACTCCGCGTATTTGCTCTAAACTCAATGATCTGCCGTCTAAAGGTCATGAGATGATCGAGTTCGCAGCTGAGATCAACCTCCAGCTTATGGAATGGCAAAAGTTCGTCTGTATTCATGGCCACAAAATTCGACCAGATGGTAGATGGGCTCATTCTGAGCTTGGGCTAATCATGGCCAGACAACAGGGTAAGTCAACTTTGATGATGCTCAGGATTTTGACAGGAATGTATGTTTGGCATGAGGGTCTGCAATTGGCTTCAGCGCATAGACTTACAACTTCACTTGAAACTTTTAGACAGATAGTTACCCATATTGAGCAGAATGACAAATTGGCAAGTGAAGTCAAAAAGATACGATGGCAACATGGTGCAGAAGAAATCGAATTAAAGGGCAATAGGAGATTTGTGGTAAAGGCTGCCAACAATGCAGCTAGAGGTTTATCTAAACCTGAAACAATCCATTTAGATGAATTAAGAGAATACAAAGATGAAGATGCTTGGTCATCAATGCGTTACTCAATGATGGCTGCTAAGAATCCGCAGGTATGGATCTATTCTTCAGCCGGAGATCAACATTCTGTAATCCTCAACAAATTACGCGAGAGGGCGTTGGCTTCAGCTACGACCAACGATCCGATTGGTTGGTTTGAGTGGAGTGCTGAACCAGATGCGCCAATTCTAGATCCGTCAACTGGCGATATTAACTGGCCGGCATTTGCTCAAGCCAACCCATCACTAGGCATAACGATCCACCCCGATAATCTTCGTGCCGTAATAAATGATCCACCTGATATTGTTAGAACTGAAGTTTTAGCACAATGGGTAGATACAATCAATTCTGCTATTGATGCACAGAAATGGGAATTGTGCAGAACTGACCCAATACCACTAGACCCTGACAAGCCAACTTGGTTTGGGTTAGATCTTAGTCCGGATCGTAAATTTGCAGCTCTTACTGCTACTCAGAAATTACCAGGAGAAAAATTTAACTTAGTTTTATTGCACACATGGTCAAATGATTATTCAATTAATGATTTAGCGGTTGCAAACGATATTGCACCTTATGTAAGAAAATATAATGTTCAGACTGTCGCTTATTCCAAAAGGACTGCACAAGCCGTCGCAAGTCGGTTAGTTCCTGCTGGAATTCCCATTACAGATATGGATGGGGCGATATATGCTGAATCATGCGATCGATGGTTAGGCGCAATTAATTCCCATCGATTACAGCACGGGGGTCAGGAGGAACTGACTCAGCAAACACTATCCGCTGCAAAACTGCCCTATGGGGATGGGTCATGGATCATCGGTAGGAGAGCAAGTAGAGTCGCAGTTTGTGCAGCTGTGGCATCTGCTTTAGCAACTTATTTTGCGACACAGGTTGAAACTGAGGTTGATATTCAAATAGCGTAGTTTATTGACTTTATGGTATATTATATGCTAATGGGATTATTCGATAGATTCAAAACAACTACACCACAAAATTCAGTTGATGTAGCTGCTGCTTTAGCACCTTACAACGCGCAACAATTAGTTGGCGGAATTTTATTTGGAACTACAACTGCAACACGCGAACAGTATATGGCCATACCTTCGGGCGCACGCGCAAGAAACATAATTTGTTCAACAGTCGGATCTTTACCACTTGAACAATATAATCATTTTACAAATGAACACATAAGACCAAATCGTGTAATTATGCAACCAGATCCAAGAGTTGCAGGTTCAGCGATTTATGCTTGGTTGGCGGAAGACATTTTGTTATACGGGATCGGTTATGGAATTATTTTGGATTCCTACTCATCAACAGATGCTTCAAGAATTAGAGCATGGACAAGAGTTGCACCAAATAGAGTATTTGCATCATTAAATGGTAATTCAACAGAGATTGAGTATTACACAGTTGATGGTAAAAGAGTTCCGCCATTTGGTATTGGATCTTTAATTGTATTTAATGGATTAGATGAGGGAATACTAAATAGAGCAGGTCGCACAATTAAAGCTGCTGCTGAATTAGAAAAAGCTGCTGAAATGTATGCCAAAGAGCCAATGCCACAAATGGTTCTTAAATCAAATGGCACAAATTTAACACCTGAAAGAATTACAAAACTTTTAGAGTCATGGAGAACATCAAGACAAACTAGATCAACTGCATTCTTAAATGCAGATGTTGAATTGCAAGCATTAGGATTTGATCCAGCCAAACTTCAACTTAATGAAGCTCGTCAATACCTCGCTCTGGAAATTAGCAGAGCATCTGGCATTCCTGCATCATTTGTATCAGCTGAGACCACTAGCATGACCTACTCAAATATGACGGCCGAAAGAAAAGCACTTATTGACTTTTCATTACGACCAATCTTAACTGCAATTGAACAAAGATTATCTCAATCCGATTTCTGCCCTAACGGAATTGAAACTCGATTTGATATTGACGATTTCTTGCGTGGTTCAGCATTAGAGCGAGCGCAAGTCTATGAAATCCTAAACCGCATTGGCGCGATGAGCGTTGAGCAAATCCAAGAGGAAGAAGATCTAATACGATGAAAATTAATTTCCCAATAGAGATAACTGCTGCTGATACAAACAAGCGCACAATCTCAGGAAAGATCGTAACATGGGATGAGCAGGGATCAACAAGTGCAGGATTAACTGTATTTGAAAAAGATTCAATTGATTTCTCAAAGCCTGTTAAATTATTACTTGAGCACGAAAGAACTAAGCCACTTGGAAAACTCGTTGATATAACTGCAACAGATACAGGGTTAGAAGCAACATTTCGCTTGGCTAAGACTTTTTCAGCGGATGATGCATTAGAGGAAGCTGCTACTGGGCTTCGTGATGGATTTTCTGTCGGAGTTAAAATTAATGAATGGAAAAATGAGGAAGGCGTGCTAAGAATTAAATCAAGCACACTTCAAGAAGTTTCACTCGTTACAGATCCAGCAATTGACAGCGCAAGAGTCGCTGAGGTTGCAGCTAGTGAAACACCAGAGAATTCCGAAGCAACCGCTGAGGAAACCACAACAAAGGAGAACAAAGTGTCAGAAATTACTTCTGAGGCTCCTATCGCAACCGAAGCGGTAGAAGCGACACAGGCTCCAGTTGTAACAGCCAACTACATGGCATACACAAAGCCAAGAGTTGATACAAATGTTACAGCAGGACAATATCTAAACGCACAGGTTCGTGCGATTCAAGGCGATACAGATGCTCGTGATTTAGTTGCAGCATTACAGATCGCAACTGTTTCTGAGAACACAGGAATGGTTCCACCAAATTATTTGCGTGATGTTATCGGAATTATTGATTCATCTCGTCCTTTCATTGACAGCATTGAGCGTGCACCGCTTCCTGCTGCTGGAATGAAAATTTTTACTCCGCTATTAGGAACACAAGCAACTGTTGCATTAACAGCAGAGGGTGCTGAATACAGCTCAACCGACACAACTGTCACTTTTCAAGAGGATTCAGTTGTCAAGTTTGCGGGCGCCGGGGTAATAAATCAAGAGCTTCTTGATAGGTCTGACCCATCTTTCTTAGATCTTTATGTTCGTGAGTTGGCTGCTAGCTATGCACAAAAGACAGATGCTTATGCAGCAAAAATTGCATCAGAGGCAGCAGCAGGATCATCAGGCTCAACAATTTATGCAGCAATCGCTGATGGAATTGCAGATGCTTATGGCGTTATGCGCTTCACACCAAACCGCTTAATGGTTGCTCCATCAGGTGGCGAGGATGGCATCGACTTCGCTGGATTACTTGGCGCAGTAGCAGATGGTCGACCTCTTTTTGCGGCAGCGGCTCCACAAAATGCAGCTGGCTTAATTACACAAGGTTCAACAAACGGAACAGTTGCAGGACTTGACCTTATCGTTGATCCTAACTACACAGGTGACAATGCAAATGTTAAGCATGCACTTGTTTATCCAGCAGCAGCAATGCGATTCCATGAGTCCGGAACTTTTGAGATTCGTGCAAACATCGTTGCTAATGGTCGAGTTGAAATTGGTCTATATGGATATGTTGCAGTAGTTAATCGTTACCCAGCAGCATTCCGTAAGTTATCAGTAGCTTAATTTAACTGAGTGCCTGGGGTTGCTCCCGATCTCAGGCATCCATTAATGGGAGTAAGGAGATGACATGCCAAGTATAATTACAGCCACCGAGTTGAGATCTGTGCTTGGTGTGTCATCATCCTTGTATAACGATGCTTATTTAGACGGAATTATCGACACAGCAGAAAACACAATTCTGCCAATGTTAGTTACATTTAAGAGTGCAGTTCAAAAAACAGTTTTACAAGATAATGTTGCCACATTTACAACTGTTGGCGTGCATGAATTTACCGAAGGCCAATCGGTAGTTATTGCTGGTTGCTTGAGTCCATATAACGGAACTCGCACAGTATTAGCAGATAATCTTGGCGACTATACTTTTTCAGCTAGTATTACAAACGCAGATATTATTGAAGCAAATGTTATTCCAAGCGGAAGTGCCACATTAACAGGCGCATCAACTTATGTTGGAAATCAATCAGTTAAATCAGCAGTACTTGTCATTTCAGTTGAAGTATTTCAATCAAGAGTTGCAGCAGGTGGACAAATAGAAGGCGTTGACTTTACAGCGACACCTTACAGAATGGGTCGCAGTTTATACTCACGCGTAATTGGAATTCTTGGGCCTTATGTAGATGTTGAAGGTATTTGTCAATAATGCCTAACCAAACAATACTTGAACAGGTTCGCACACCTTTAGCAACTGCATTATCTAGCGTTGCCGGTAATGTTTATTCATTTGTGCCTGAAACAGTAATCCCGCCAGCTGTTGTAGTTGTGCCGGATTCACCATACCTAGAATTCGAAACAATCAGCAAATCAAACATTCGCGCTAAGGTCAATATGACCATCACAGTTGCAGTTGCCTATAATAGCAATCCTGCATCACTCGACAATATCGAGCAGTTAGTAATTAGTGTTCTGGCAGTTATTCCAGCAGGCTACATTGTCAGTTCGGTTGAAAGACCAACAGTTACACAAGTAGGAGCATCAACTTTGCTTATTGCAGATGTTAGAGTTAGCACCTATTACCAGAGAACAATCTAAGGAGAAAAATGCCAACGACAGTTATTACCGGTCGAGATATTACCTTCACTATTGGCGGTAATAATTTCGATGCACAAGCAACAACCGCAACACTTGCTGGTGAGATGGATCGCCAGACATATCAGACACTAGACGGAAAAGTCTTTAAGGTAACTGATAACAATTTCACATTTGAAGTTGAAATGTTAGCCGACTGGGGCGCAACCGGATCTCTTTGTGAGATTCTATGGGGCGTTGCCGAGTCAGCACCAGATACAGCAATCAGCACAGTTTTTACAGCTAGTTCAGGCGCGGTCTTTACTTTCCAAGTATTGCCAATGTGGCCTTCAGCTGGTGGAACTGCTCCAGATGCTCAAACAGTATCTTTATCATTCCAAGTTATTGGAGTGCCAGCAGAGTCATTTAGTTAATAAATAAAACGGGAGCAAACAATGAAGTTACCAATTACAATTGAATATAACTCAGGTGAGCAAGCAACTTATATTGCCCAACCACCTGAGTGGGCTAAATGGGAAAAGCAAACTGGTCATACCATAAGCCAGGCAAAAGAAAAACTTGGTATGTGGGATCTAATGTTTTTAGCATACAACGCACACAAGCGTGAAGCTGCTGGAAAGCCAGTTAAACCATTTGATGCTTGGATGGAAACAGTCGGCGATGTAATAGTCGGTGATGCAAACCCAAAAGTCATCCAGCAGGAAGCCTAAACAGATTATTGGTTGAGTTGGCACTAGCCACACAAATTCCAATGAGCGAATGGGTTGATTCAGACGACATTTTAACAGCTATCGAAGTATTGGAGCAGAGGTATGGCAAGTGAAACAATCGCCTACAATAAAAAAGACCTGCGCGATATTTACAAGGCTTTTAAACTTATGGATGAACAAGCTACTGACGAAGCACGCCGTCAATCTGCTGCTCTGGCGTATTTTGCATCTGAAGAAATTAAACAAGCAGCTGGACAAAGAACAAAGGCTGGCAAAGTTGCGCAGAGAGTCGCGGATGGCGTTAGCATCTCTAAGTCAAGTAAGATCGGTGAATTCAGTTATGGATTCGCACGCCAGAAGTTTTCAGGTGGTGCTACTACCCAAACCCTATGGGGTGGTATTGAGTTTGGTTCAAATAAATTCAAACAGTTCCCTGCATATTCTGGGCGGTCAGGTCGTGGATCTCGCGGATGGTTCATTTATCCAACCCTTCGTAGAATTCAGCCTGAATTGATTAACAAGTGGGAAGAAAGTTTTAATCGCATCATTAAGGAATGGATCTAATGGCAACCGGTAATAGAACTTTAAAGTTATCAATCCTCGCCGATGTTGATGATCTAAAAAAGAAGTTGGGCGAAGCCGACAAGGCTGTCGAAACTAACTCAAGTCGAATTGCAGATTTTGGAAAGAAGGCTGCTGCTGCATTTGCCGTAGCTGCTGCTGCTGCCGTTGCCTATGCTAGCAAATTAGCCATTGATGGGGTCAAGAGCGCAATAGAGGATGAGCAGGCACAGTTAAGGTTAGCCAATGCTTTAAGACAGGCCACAGGGGCAACAGATGCCCAAATAGCGGCAACTGAGGACATGATCCTTCAGACTAGTCTTGCAACTGGCGTTGCCGATGACCAATTAAGACCGGCATTACAGAGATTGGCAGTATCTACAAAATCAACTGAGGAAGCCCAAAAGTTATTAACTCTTGCTTTAGATATTAGCAAAGCATCAGGTAAAGATTTAGAAACTGTTACAAATGCTTTAGGTAGAGCACAAGATGGAAATGTTACTTCACTTGGTCGATTAGGTCTTGGCTTATCAAAGGCTGAATTGTCAACTCTTACATTTACTGAGGTTCAACAGAAACTTGCTGATCTTTATGGTGGCGCAGCAGCTACAAATGCCGAAACCTTTCAAGGAAAGATCGATCGCTTAAAAGTAGGATTTGATGAAGCTAAAGAATCACTTGGCACAGCCTTATTACCTGAGATTGAAAAGTTTATTGGATTCTTAAATGAAACTGGCATCCCAAGCCTAAATGCTTTTATTGCAGGATTAACTGGAGCAGGTGGATTAAATCAAGGATTTACCGAAACTCAAAGAAATGCAGAATCTTTTGGTAGAGCAATTAGTGTCGTGGCTGGAATCATTTCAGGATTTATTACATTCTTGCGTGAGGCAATTGGCTTAGTCGTATCTTTAGCCAATGAGTTAATCAGAGTTGTAAATATCATTCCGGGCGTTAATGTGGGTTCATTGCCTAATCCAGCACCATCAGCTAGTAGATCATCATTACCTAAAGTGCCTAGTTCAACTGGTAATTTTGGCGGTGGCGGAATGGGTCAAATCACAAACATTACAGTTAATGCAATCGATGGCGAAGGTGCTGCAAGAGCCGTTGCAAAGGTAGTTAATCAATCAGCTGCTCGAAGCGTGCCATTACTTACTGGTAACGGTATTAGACTTCAATGAGTGCTTTTACACCTGACTGGAAATTAACTGTCGGTGGTGTTGATTATACTGACATAGCAATAAGCGACATTCAGCATGAAGCAGGTCGCACAGATATTTACCAACAGCCATCACCATCGTATTGCTCAATAACCTTAATTGCTTTAAATGGTCAAACCTTACCTTTTGATATAAATGATTCTTTTGACTTACAAATAAAAGACTCAACTGGATCTTATGTAAGTTTATTTGGTGGCGACATTACCGATGTGACTGTTGAGGTCGGTGCTACTGGATCAGCTGCAACAGTTGTTCAATACACACTTATTGTTATGGGTTCATTAGTTAAGTTAGCAAAAGAAATTTGGGATGATAATATCTCTCAAGATGAGGATGGCAACCAAATCTATGAGATTCTATCTAGCGTATTGCTTGGAACTTGGAACGATGTGCCATCAGCTACAACTTGGGCAACTTATGATGCAACCGAAACTTGGGAAGATGCAGTTAATTTAGGGCTTGGAGAAATAGATCAGCCTGGGCTTTACACAATGAGTTCTCAATCAAATGTAACTAACACCATTTACAATGTGGTTTCAGATATTGCCAGTTCAGCCTTTGGTTATATTTACGAAGACAATCAAGGTAATATCGGTTATGCAGATGCAGACCACAGGCAAAATTATCTTTTAGTTAATGGTTATGTTGAACTAGATGCTCGACATGCGTTAGGTGCTGGCTTATCTACAATTATGAGATCAGCAGATGTTCGTAATGATATTTATATTAATTATGGCAACAATTACAATTCACAGGTTACTGCTACCGATGCAGCTTCAATTGCCCTATATGGCTACAAAGCCGAAACGATTAACTCTCGAGTTCATGGCGCGGCCGATGCTCAAGATATTGCCGATAGATACATAGCCCAAAGAGCTTATCCAGTTCCAGCATTTCAATCGATTACATTCCCAATCACTAGCCAAGAAATAGGTAACGCAGATAGAGATGATCTACTAGCTGTATTCATGGGAATGCCAGTAGATATTCAAAACCTGCCTGCTCAAATCTCAGGCGGGGCATTTCAAGGTTATGTTGAGGGCTGGTCATGGAGCACTCGGTTTAATGAACTGTTTCTCACAATCAATGTTTCCCCAGTCGCATTTAGCCAAGTGGCAATGCGTTGGAATACAACCCCAGCCACAGAGGCTTGGAACACAATAGACCCAAGTTTGACTTGGGAATACGCTACAATAATCTCATAGGAATAGGACAAAATGGCAACCACTACTAATTATGGCTGGACAACACCAGACGACACCGCTTTGGTTAAAGATGGTGCAGCAGCGATTCGCACTCTTGGTTCATCTGTTGATACAACCACTAAAGCATTAAATCCATCAACTACTCTTGGCGATATTGAATATCGTTCATCTACTGCTAATACAAACACAAGACTTGGAATTGGATCAACAGGTCAAGTTTTAACTGTGGCAGGTGGCGTTCCGAGTTGGGCTACTGCTTCTGCTGGTGGTATGACTTTAATTAGCACAACAACATTATCAGGTGCTAGTGTTTCAATAAGTTCAATTCCAGCAATTTATCAACATTTACAATTGATTGTTAGAAATGCAAGACCTGCAACCGATGGTGTAAATTTACAAATGAGATTTAATTCAGACAGCACAACGAAATACAGAATTTTAAACGCAGTAAATGCATCAAATTATAGTGCAAATAATACTGCTCATTATTTTGGTTATGAAGATGCAGATAATGGAGCAAGTGATGCTTTACATATTGTAGATATTTATGATTATACAAACACAACAACTTGGAAAGTGGCTAGAATTCTTCAAGTTGCGAATAATCAAACAACACCAACAAATGTAAATTTTACAGACACAGTAAGTCTATGGTTTGCGACAAGTGCAGTTAATGAAATTACTTTATTTCCAGGTTCAGGAAATTGGACATCAGGAACAGCCTACCTTTACGGAGTTAAATAATGACAAAAACTAAACTACAAATTAAAATTGTTAATTGCGAAACTGGCGAGGAAATTGTCAGAGATGCAACTGCTGAAGAAATTGCTCAAATGGAATTAGATGCAGCTAATGCAACAGCAGCAAAAACTCAAGCTCAAGCAAAGGCAATTCAACGCCAAGCAATCCTTGATCGCTTAGGTTTAACTGCTGACGAAGCAAAATTGTTACTTGGCTAATGAAGCCTTGGTTATCTAAAGCTGCTGAAACTTTTAGGGATCAGGTAAATGACTGCTTCCCTGATCGCAAGCGCACACTTGATGGATGGATTGGTGATGCTCGCCATTCAGCCAGAGTCAGTCAGCACAACCCAAATGAACAGGGTGAAGTATGTGCCATCGACATTGACGCTCGCCTATCTGACCAAGAAGGGCTTAGTTTCGATTTGGCAGATCAGGTTCGACTCGCAGCAAAAAAGGATAAGCGTATTTATTATGTGATCCACGCTGGCAAAATTGCTAGTGCTAGATCATTATGGAAGTTTAGAAAATATACCGGGATTAATCCCCACCATAAGCACATTCACATTTCTTTTAAACCAAATCAAAATGGCAAGAAGTTCGACATCCCACTACTGAAAGGTAATTAATGAAACTATCTAAAAAACACAAAGCAGCAATTAAGTCATATTTGAGAGCTGTGGCAGCTAGTGGAATTACAGTTGCTTTAGCGATAGTGGCTGATATTCATCCAGCCTATGCAACTATGCTTGGTGCGATTGTTGCGCCTATTGCAAAAGCGTTAGATCCAAAATCAGGGAGCGAAGCTGATTACGGAATCAATGCTTCATGACCGCAAACGAATGGGTTGGCATAGCCGTTGGAGTAAGCGCCGTATCTACAAGTTTATTACTGGGTCTGCGCTGGGTTATTAAATCTTACTTACAGGAACTAAAACCCAATAGCGGAAGTTCAATAAAAGATCAAATTACTAGACTTGAAGCGCGTGTTGATGATCTGTTCGTCTTAATTAGTAAGCGATAATTTCTGCTATGGCGAACACACGAAAACGCACACCACGCAAAAAGGTTAATCGGAGAGTAGTTCGCCAAACTCCTGAACCATTATCAAAACTAGATCAATTCTATATTGCAAAGCATGAAATGTTTAGAGCTGCACGCAAGGCTGGATTTAATGAATCCTGTGCGCTTTACCTAATGGATAATCCTGAATCAATGCCTGACTGGATCGTAGGCGACAAAGGAATAATCCCAACTATCCCAACTCCAGATGAGGATGAAGATTA